GCAAGGGCAGAGAAAAATCCCGATTATGGTTTGAGTGGAATACACGAATCTCTGCATAACCTACCTGATGAACATTACATCAGTCCTAAAAAAGTTAAACAGTGGATTAAAACACAAAAATCATATGCGACAAGTGAACGTGCATCTGTACGACAAAATGTTAAGGGTGCAAGTTCAAAACTTGCTATGCATGAGGGGTATGTTCGCAACATGCAATATTACCTTAAAAATGGCGATTGGATAGATATGTTCTATGGTGAATACATGCAAAACAAAATAAAGAGTTCTTGCAAAGCGTTAGCATACTATTGGTATGGGCCAAAGAAGGGTGAACCAAAACGAGATATTGATACGTTCTATCCTGATTTGGGTTGTGTGTGGACAAAAGAAATGGCGTTAGGAGAATAATTTTTTGGAAGAAGATATTGAAAATAATGTCATTAAGGGGCCATGGAAAAAATTACATGTAAAACAACCCGAAGACATTGAAGCAGAACTTGAAATGAAAATGGAGTTTGCTGAAGACTTAACACAGGAGTTGATTGTTCACATGGTACAAATGTGTAACGATAATAAAATTACCATAAGTGATGGAAAACTTATAAACGACCTTGGTATGATAATTGAATTTACAAAAGGTATGGTTTACAGGGGAATGGAAATACCATACCCCACACAAAACATTGTGGATAGGTTTGTTGATGTTGCTAAAGACAGCGATGGAGCTACTCATACTGATGTTAACATGGAACATTTGAGCAGATTCATAGAGTTGTTTATGTTGGAAGATGATAATGATTCTAGTTGATATGAGCCAAATTTCAGTTGCAAGTGTTATGATGCATTTGCATATGACTAAAGAAACTAAACCAGATGACAGCATGGTTCGTCATATGATTTTAAATTCGTTACGCATGTATCGTACTCGTTTTAAATCTGAGTTTGGTGAATTGGTATTGTGTTATGATTCCAAACACTATTGGAGTCGAGACTATTATCCAGAATACAAAGCTTCTCGTAAGACTACCAGAAAGAAATCTAATCATAATTGGGATGCTATTTTTGAGTGTCTTAACAAAATCAAAAAAGAATTTTCTGAAAACTTACCTTATAAGTTTATAGAAATATATGGTGCAGAGGCTGATGATATTATCGGTGTTCTTAGTGCAGAAACTTCTGATGAAGTTATGATACTATCTGGAGATAAAGATTTTATTCAACTACAAAAGTATCCTAATGTAAAACAGTATAGTCCAATTACTAAAAAATTAATAGACGGCGAAAACCCTGTTACATATCTCCAAGAACATATTTTTAAAGGTGATACCAGTGATGGGATACCCAATGTACTATCACCCGATAATACTTTTACTGAAGGGTTACGGCAAAGGCCGTTAGGTGCTAAAAAGATTTCATCTTGGATTGATAACAACATTGATGATGTGTTGCCTAATGATGAAGTAAAACGTAACTACCAAAGAAACAAAAAATTAATTGACCTTACTTGTTGTCCAGAAGAATTGTCGTCTGAGATAATACATACATATAAGGAAGCGGCAGTTAATGACCGTAGTAAATTACTGAACTATTTTATTAAAAAGAGATTAAAAACTCTAACTGAATCTATAGGAGAATTTTAGAATGGATTTATTAATATCAGAAATTTTGGACAAGGTGTCCAAAGCAAAAACAAAACAAAATAAGGTTGCTCTGTTAAAAGAGTACGATAGCCCGTCATTAAGAATGGTTATCAAGTCATCATTTGATCCCAAAATCAAATGGTCACTACCAGAAGGTGAAGTTCCTTTTAAACGAAACGAAGCACCAGCTGGTACTGAACACAGCACTCTTGCATATGAAAGTAGAAGATTGTATCATTACATAGAGGGTGGCAATCCTTCTCTTAGTCAAACCAAAAGAGAGACTATGTTTGTTCAGATGCTTGAGGGTTTGCACGATACTGAAGCAGACGTTCTTGTAGCTGCAAAAGATAAAAGTTTACATCAAGCATATAAAGGTTTATCTGCAAATGTTGTCAAGGAAGCTTTCAACTGGACTGATGAATACATGGTAGATGATCATGCAATTTATCATCAAATGCCGGGGCCTGCGAATGGGTAATTTTTTAAATGATTATGTGAGTTTCGTAGACCACACTACAAGCGATCCTTCTAAACACATAAGTTACTTTAAAGAAACTTGTGACGTAGTTAAAGAACAGGGAATGGCTCCAGAACGTATGCTAACAGCCGCATTGGGGTTGTCAGCTGAATCTGGAGAGTTCACTGAGATTGTTAAGAAGGTTATCTTTCAGGGGAAACCTATGGACGAACACACCAAATATCATATGCAACGTGAACTTGGTGATGTTATGTGGTATGTTGCTCAAGCGTGTATTGCATTAGATACAGATTTAAGTGATATCATTACTATGAACATTTCTAAGTTAGAAGATAGATATCCTGATGGTTTCGAAGTTACTCGTTCTGAGAATAGAGCTAAAGGTGACATATAGAAGTGATCGAAAAACCAACTGATAATATAATATCATTATCAGATTTAATCGAACAACGACTTCGTAAACAACAAGAGATAGATTACTACAGAGAGACTCTTATTCATTTAGAGCGAAAGATTGGCGAACTTAGTAAAGAAGTGGATATCACCACTTTAATTATTGATATGATTGAGACTGAAAGAGTCTTGACAATTGATGAGAAGCTTGGTAAAATACTACTATTGAATGACAAAAAGAGAAAAGAATGAATATATTCTATGTAGATCGTGATCCTAAGATTGCAGCCGAGATGCACTGTGACAAACACGTTTGTAAAATGGTGATTGAATATCCACAGCTTATGTCAACAGCTCATCGTGTGCTTGACGGCAATCAATATTATGGTCTTACCAAGAATGGGAGAAAGATTAAACGCTGGAAGTTAAAAGACAAAGTAATGGAAGACAATCTAATGAAAGCGTCACATGTCAATCACCCCTCAAACCTGTGGGTTCGGGAATCTAAAACAAACTACAAATGGTTGTATTCTCTGTGGATTAATTTACTCAAAGAATATACACATCGTTATGGAAAAGAACATGCATGTGAAGGTTACATAAATTTTCTCAAGGATTTGCCAACAAACATTCCTTACAATGAGTTTAGTGATCCACCACAATGTATGCCTAATGATTGCAAAACTAACGACACAGTGTCAGCATACCAAACTTACTACATAGTAAAGAAGTCAAACTTTGCAACATGGAAACTTAGACAACAGCCGGAGTGGTTCAATGACAGATTTACATACCTTGCTCAAAGATAATATCGCAGTACAACAAGAACAGTTGTATGACGCATATATTAGAATAAAAGAATTGACTGATGAACTTAATGCTTTGAAAAAACAAGCAGCTAACACTCAACTGGAGTTTGACTTTAATGCCAACATATAATTTTTATAACAAAAATACTGATGAAAATTTTGAAAAGTTTATGAAAATTTCTGAACTTGATCAGTATAAGTTAGATAATCCTCACATTAGCCAAAGACCAGCTTTAGTAGCTTTTGTTGGTGATCATATCAGCGCAACAGCTCCAAAGATTGATGGTGGTATGAATGAAAGATTAGAACAAATTGCACATTCAAATCCTGGCTCCCCCCTCGCAGATAGATATGGTGGTTCTACCAAAACAGTTAAAGAAATTAAAACAAGAGAAGTTCTCAAAAAACATGGTGTTCTCGATAGGTTAAAAAAATAAATTATAAATAAAAATAATGGTGCAGGCGAGAAATCACACTTCAGCACAGATGCACGGCGTCTTGGAAGCTTGGAAGTCAATCCGCCTATGCACCAGAGGGGAGTTGACACCCTCAGGCGAACATCCTTGACTGTTGGCTCCCCTCACCTTATTTTAAATAGGACATAAAATGGCAAGTACAAAAAAGAATAAAGAAATAAACGCAAGTAATTTAGTAACAATAAAACCAATTACAGACAACCAAAAAATTGTTTTTGAGTCTTGGAAGAAAGGACAAAACCAATTTCTTTATGGTGCGGCTGGTACAGGTAAAACATTCTGTGCATTGTATCTCGCAATGCAAGATGTAATGAATTTACAAACTCCATACGAAAAGGTTGTGTTGGTTCGTTCACTTATACCAACAAGAGAGATTGGGTTTCTGCCGGGCGATGAAGACGATAAGTCTGCGTTGTATCAGATACCATATCAAAACATGGTACAGTTTATATTCGAACAACCTAACGAACAATCGTTTAACAATCTATACGATAGGTTAAAGGGTCAAGGCTCATTGCACTTTTTGTCAACTTCTTTTCTAAGGGGATTGACAATGGACAATGCAATTATTATAGTAGATGAGTGTCAGAATATGAATTTTCATGAACTTGATACGATTACAACTAGAGTTGGGCAAGACGCAAAGATTGTATTCTGTGGTGACTTTGACCAGACAGATTTGCAGAAACAAAATGAGAAAAATGGTTTACATGATTTCTTTAGAATACTAGATGAGATGGAAGAATTTAATTGCACCGAATTTACTATTGGTGATATTGTTCGGTCAGGATTTGTTCGTAACTATCTTATCAATAAAATACGTCTTGGATTTGGAAGCGAATAATGAGTACATTTTTTTGGGTTATGATGGGAATAATATTAGCAATTTGGGGATGGACTATCTACGAGTGTAAGGTTCTTAGAAAACGAGATAGGGATAGGTGGGAGAAATGAATTTAGAAAAACTTAGAGCTCAACTAGAAATAGACGAGGGAGTAAAATACGAAATTTACAACGACCATCTTGGGTATCCTACTTTTGGTGTTGGCCATTTGGTATTAGAAACTGATCCAGAATACAACTATTCAATTGGAACTTCTATTAGCGAGTCTAGAGTCATCGAAGCATTTGAACAAGATTGTGATAATGTTTTACTAGACTGTACTATTTTATATCCAAATTTTTATGATTTACCAGAAGAAGCTCAACAGATAATTGCAAACATGATGTTCAACCTTGGCAGAACTCGTTTAAGTAAATTCAAGGGAATGAAACGTGGTGTTGATGCAAAAGATTGGAACGCAGCTGCAGATGAAATGGTAGACAGCAGATGGTATCGACAAGTGACAA